ACCGCGAATACTCTTTGGCCTTCTTCTGGTTTATTTTCAAACACATCGACCGCGGCTATTTTACTCATTCCATCGTCCATCCATTGTCTTTTCGATTCAGTATAAACACGCCGGCGACGTTCAACTTCTTCAGGGGTCATGTTTACTGGTTCAAACGTTGCCATTCATCCGAGATAATATTTCATCTGCCATAAAGTCACGAACTTTAATATCGTATTTATGTGACTTTTCGATACCAATGACTGTTATTGCCGATTCGTATAATCTAAACGTCCTAAACAGTTCTTTATTACTTTTCTGTTTTATAAATTCAATAATTTCTTCATCGCTTTTTTCTTGTATGAAAACAACCATCATTCACCGTCCAATCTAACAGTAATACCGTAATCCTTCATTGCCCGCTCTAATTCCTCAACAGATTCTTTCTCTCGCGTATCGTTTAGGTAATTATCAATCGCATCAGTCAGGGCAATTAGCTTCTCGCTTGTTTCAATGCACCTTGAGGATAGGCGTTTGTTTTCATCACGAGTGCGGTTATGCGCTGATACAACCTGCATCGGAACAATGTAACTCACACCGTCAATGTAAATTGATCCAAGCGTTTCAATCCTGTCGCTTTTGGTATCATGCTCTGAAAACTCATCGCCGCAAATAGGACAGGTACGCTTGATTGTCAAGTTACCGCGTAAGACATCATCAATTCTCTTCATTTCATCATCATGTTTCTTTTGTTGTGATACTGACATTTTCATCATTCCTCTTTATGACAATCGCCCCACCTTTGGCGTTCAGTCCAAAAGTAGAGCGATATGTCATTATAACCTATTTTGTCACCGCTGAACCGGTACTTTTAGTATACATCATTTCTGCTAAATTTGTTCCCTGACCCGTTGACGATCAAGTTTTGTATCTTTGATAAACGCCCTCATGCTGGCCTGCCATTCTTTTATTTTTCCAGTCTCAAATGTAGCATCCTGGTTACCGGCCTTCAATGCCAGTTCCTGCCGCTTCCAATCCCTGATCTTTCGCTCAATCGCCCGTTGCTTCTGTGTGGCCTCGTATACCGATATTTCACTGCCTTGATAGGGGACTTTCTTATTCGCCTGGCTCTGGAGTTCGGCTTTGCTGTATGCCTCTGTAGATATTCCTTCAAACCAAACATACCATGTATGTCTACAGTTTACGCCATTTAGCCCGGTAATAGTCCCGTAACCTGTCGATTCAATGAATGGGGGATATTTCTTGCTTGTACCTGATCGACTGTATATTTTCCCCTGCCAGATCTCATGTTCCGGCCGGCTTCCAATGTGAGCGGATACTTCTACCAAGTCCTGCCCCATCTCATCGGCACGGGCCCACTGCAGATCACCGGACGTTTTTCCTACGCCCGTAAGCACAGCCCGCCGAACGGCCACATCCAATTTGTCCACTTTTCCCGATGGATAGACCACACCCAGGCCGGATTCCCCCACGCTCTTGACCGCTGCCTTGATGGCTTGATCGTATGAAAATGTACCGCTCGATACTTGTAAATAAGCCCTGTCTAAAACGTATATAAAATCACGCTCACTATTCAATGCGGTTGTAAGTGTTAGGTTGCGCATTAGTCCGTTAGTTTTTCGTATTCCCTCGACTAATACAGAAGTCATGGCTGGACTAAGGTTTAGTGGCAGAGGTTGCAATCCTGCTTTTATGTAGATTGAATCATCAAAGCGGATCGACATTACCCCCATCTTTTTGAATAATGCCGATAATTCTATTTCACTTTTACCAGTAAGCGCGGATAATTTTGTAAGCACCTCATCGTAAAGCGCCGCCGATTCTGTGATTCGTTGCATCTGCCAAGCCGTTGAACTTGTGATTGTACCAAGTTTTACAATCCGCTTTGCCATTGATTGAATAATGCTATCTTCAAAATCTTGATAAAGTTTGATGATAGAAGAATTATTAATACTATCAATTTGATCAGCTGTTAGCACGTTTCTTTTCCTCCCACCACTTCTTTTTTGCTTCACTTACTTTTCGCTTTGCCTCTATTGATAAACATTTTCCTGTTTTTGATTCTGATATTTTACGGCGCGCTTCGTCTGACATTTTTTGCAAACCCTTTTTCCCTTTATTCCAAGGTTCTACCCCTAGAGTGTTTTTATTACCTAATAATGAATTACTTATTTTTTTTCTAGCCTCTTGGGTATGATGTTTTCCTTTATTACCAGGCGATATACCTTTTCTTTTTTCACTCATTTTTTTACGCGATTCTTCAGAAAAAAATCTCCCTATGCTTTTTGCCCCTATTCGTCTCTTTGTCTCATCTGAAAGTATTTTACCCTTATTGGCGTCACTTATTCTTTTTTTGTGTTCATCTGAAAATACACGACCCTTACCCGCTTTACTAACTTTTTCTTTTGTTTCGTCAGAATGTTTTACTCCTAAAGGGCTTCCGGCAGTAGGAGAAATATTATATTCAGGTTTTGATTTGTTTATATAACCTTGTTCTAATGAGACTAAAATAAAAGGAAAACATTCTTTAATAATACTAAAAATAAAATATTTTTCACCATATTTATTCCATGCACGTTGTAAGTAAGCACTGTGATGTTTATTGTTGTTCAAATCTCTAACGTGTTCGCGCCACCTATTTTTAATATCGCAAGATGAACCGACATACCTATGACCATTGATTGTATTGACAATCTCATAAACTCCAGATATTTTATTGTTTGTATTTTGGGATATAATCATATTATTGACCGCCTCCGCTGCGGTTGATAGGTGCCGGACTGTTATAGCAGTCACGGCACTTTTATTATACACTATTACGCTCCCTGGAATAAATCAACTTCCGGCTGTTCTGCTTGTGCTTCTGCTATCCACTGTTTGGCTGTCGCTTCATCCAGTTTGTAATTTCGCATCAGGAAAGTAGCCTTTGACATGGCGTTCATTCCCACTACCTGGTTATCCTGGCTGAATTGCTGTTTACGGTCGGTCACAAGTGAATCATCAAAGTCATAAGACACGTTGTAGGTTCCACGGGGTATGCCTTCGATATCGCACCATTTATCCATTGCATAGAGCAGATCATCCAGTGACTTACGTAACGCCTTTTGGGTATCAACCACCGTGGCCGCGCTTCTCTGTTTGCTTGAGAGGATCTCTGTCGCGGTCTTGTCCACTGCTTCAGGGTCGGATAGAGTACCATAAGCCAGACCAACCAGGAATTCGATTCTTTTGAGATTGCTGTTCAACCCGGAATTGATAGCGGCTTCGCGGAAGTCAGGCGACCACTCTTCGAATAGTCCTTTTGTTTCTCCGATGTTGGCGGTTCCGGCCAAAGTGCGGATGTAACCCTCATCCTTTGGAAGGTATGGATCGCCGTTAGCGTCCCGCTTTAGCGCCAACTCATTGACGAACATCTTGCGTTTACCGGAACTGAACTCCCACACCAAGTTGGTATAAAGATCATCCGCGTCCTCTAATTGTGTCAATGCCCGTGAAAAGCACGATACCCCAAGGTGGGAATTTGGGTCAACTGTGTTTGCCATTGGGTACCGGAAATGTGCGTATAACGGTTTTTCAATACCAGTAATTGTTGCGTACTCTTCCAGACCGGCCCAGTCATCTACTACCGTCAACGGCACCTTGTTTCCTAACTGATCTTCTTCAGTGCTTTTGAAAGCTGCGTTCACAACCTCGCACTGATTACCGGTAAAGTTGTGATACTCCAATCTGGTGTACCACACAGCGCCAATCTTGCGACGATCCGGGAACACGCATGCCGTGATATTACCCGATGAATCATATGTAATCGGATAGAACGAATTTGCCCCGATGAAATCAACCGCAATGGTTTTCCCGTCTTTTGGGTATGGTTTCATCATCAACCCACCCAGCGCACAACCAAGTTCTATCTTTTCCCGCAACATCTCAAGGACTGGCTCTAATTGCTCTTTGAGGTAATCAGCCCGTGGACCTCCTTCTATTTCCACGGCCATTTCAATAGTTACAGACCTGGCAATTTCAGAAGCGATTGCTGCCCCCAGGTTCAATGACTTCATTTTATCGGTCAACCAGGGAGCTTGATTAGTATAAATAAGGCCCCATTTTTTGAGAGCATCGGTCATCAGGGTCGATACGTTGACTTCCACACCAAGCGCCGTTTTTATCGTTTCTTTAGTAAACATTTTACTCCACCAATTTTTAATCAAACTGAATATTGACATATTATTTTCCCGGCTGTCGCCATTGTAAATTCTGTGAGTACCTTACCGCCGCGATAGCGTCATCTTTCTCTCTGGGGTAAGCTTCGATGATCTCACCGGCCTTTGTTCTCTCGTAAGCGTAATCTGTAAACTCTTCTACGGTGTAAGGGCACCGCTTGGGATCAATAATAATCTTTGCCAGTGATTGCAGCCACCTCATAGAGTACCTAACCGATCCCGCGCCCTTTTCGGCTCCAATTACCCTGGCACCGTAATCTCTATAATCTGCAATGGATTTATTATCCTCAGAGTCAGCAATAAGTAAGTCATTACTATTATACCCACTTTCGAGGATAGCTTGGTACATGACTTCATTTGAAGCCTTCCAGCGGCGGCACTCAACAAAGATATACAACTCGTGTTTCGCGGCATTGT